GACATTTTAGCTGAATCCAAACAGGATGAAGTTGAAGCTGAAGAAACAGCAGTTGAGACTGAAGACGAAATTGTAGCTGAATCTGTAGATGATACAGAAGAAGATACAGTGGAAGAAGAAGTTGAAGAAGCTGCTGATGAAGACGATGCTGACGATGATGCTGCAGAAGATGTAGTAGAAGAAGAAGCAGAAACCGAAGACGAAATGATTATCGATGTTAAAGATGACGTTGATGCATTAGTTAACGGTGAAGATCTTTCAGAAGAATTTAAAACCAAAGCAGCTACTATTTTTGAAGCAGCGATTGTTTCAAGAGTAAAATCTGAAGTTGCTAAGTTACAAGAAGGATTTGACGCTAAGCTTGAAGAAGCTAAAGCAGAAAATAAAGAGGCATTAGTTGAAAAAGTTGATGGATACCTCAACTACGTAGTTGAGCAGTGGATTAAAAATAATGAGCTTGCCCTTGAACATGGTATTAAATCTGAAATTTTAGAAGGTTTTGTTTCAGGTCTTAAAGGCTTGTTTGAAGAACATTACATTGATATTCCTGAGGAAAAATTTGATGTATTAGGTTCTATGGAACAGGAAAATGAAGAACTTAAAGCAAAATTAGATGAACAAGTTGCAACAAATGTTGAGTTAACTCAAACAATCAATGATGCAAAACGTTCAGATATTCTTAAAGATGCTTCTGGAACAATGACTGAAACTGAAAAAGAAAAATTCTTTGGTTTGGCTGAAGAACTATCTTTTGAAGATGAAGAAACCTTTACTAAAAAAGTTCAGACTATCCGTGAAAATTATTTCACAGGTAAATCATCAACAAATGTTGAGTCCGTTGTAAGTGATTCACCAGTTGAAGATCTAACAGAAGAAACTAAAAAACCTGTTGATCCTAAAATGGCGAAATACTTAAGCGCACTTAAACAAATTTCTTAAAAAGGAAAAATTAAAATGGCTGATCGTAAAGAATTGCTCAAAAAGTGGCAGCCTATCCTTGAAGCAGAGGGTATTAACCCTATTCAGGATAATTATAGAAAAGAAGTTACAGCTGTTCTATTAGAAAACCAAGAACGTGAAATGGCAAAACAAGCTGAAGCTCTTTTTGAAGCTGCTCCAACAAACTTTGGTGGTGATGGCCTTGCAAAAGGTCACGCTGGTGATGCAACTGGTAGTGTTGCTGGTTATGATCCAGTACTTATCTCATTAGTTCGTCGTGCTATGCCACAACTTATTGCTTATGACATCGCTGGTGTTCAACCAATGACACAACCTACTGGTCTTATCTTTGCTATGAAAGCAAGATATGATTCACAAGGTGGTTTGGAAGCTTTATATAACGAAGCTGATACTTCTCATTCTGGTACAGGTACACATACTGATTTCAACCCAACTACAACTTCAACTGGCGAAGGTTTAGCTACTGCTGCTGGTGAAAGATTGGGTCAAGGTGGTACAGGTGATGGTACATTTAACCAAATGGCTTTCTCTATTGAAAGAACATCAGTAACTGCTAAAACACGTGCTCTTAAAGCTGAATACTCAGTTGAATTAGCACAAGATCTTAAAGCTGTTCACGGCTTAGATGCTGAAGGTGAATTATCAAACATTCTATCTTCAGAAATCCTTGCTGAAATTAACCGTGAAGTTGTTCGTCACGTTGTTAAAGATGCAAAAGCTGGTGCTGCACAAGGCACATCAACTCCAGGTACATTTGACCTTGACGTTGATTCAAACGGCAGATGGTCTGTTGAAAAATTCAAAGGCTTAATGTTCCAAGTAGAACGTGAAGCTAATGCAATTGCTCACTCAACAAGACGTGGTCGTGGTAACTTCATCCTTTGCTCATCAGATGTTGCATCTGCTTTAGCAATGGCTGGTGTACTTGACTATGCTCCTGCTTTAAATAACTCATTAAATGTTGACGATTCTTCAACAACATTTGCTGGTGTTTTAAATGGTAAATACAAAGTGTATATTGATCCATACCTCGTAGCTAATGCTTCTGCTGGTACTGGTCAACAATATATGGTTGTAGGTTATAAAGGTACTTCTGCATTTGATGCTGGTATCTTCTATTGCCCATATGTACCATTACAAATGGTTAAAGCTGTTGATCCAAATAGCTTCCAACCAAAAATTGGTTTCAAAACTCGTTATGGTTTAGTATCTAACCCATTTGTTCAATTAGATGGTTCAGGCTCTCTAGTTGCAGGTGAAAACTACTACTACCGTAAAGTGTTAGTAAACAACATTATGTAATAAGATCCGTAAGGACACTACATATAGTAAAGAGGGAGCTTCGGCTCCCTTTTTATTTTAGTATAAATAATAATATTATAACAAGGAATCACAATCATGGCAGCATGCCCTGTACCTGATAATATCAATCCATTAAGTCCTATAGGATTTAGATTGGATATTGATAAATTACCCAATGTAAGTTATTTCTGTCAAGAAGCAACAATACCTGATATATCAATATCATCTATTCCAGTTCCTACTCCATTGGCATCATTACAAATTCCAGATACTATTATTAACTATGGAGATTTGGTTGTTAATTTTCTTATTGATGAGAACATGGATAATTATACAGCTCTCTATAATTGGGTAAAAGGTTTAGGGTTCCCAACCGATCATCAAGAATATACAGATTTACTCAATCAAGACCAAC